GACGCGAGTTGACCACGATCAACGAGTGACAAAGACAGCACACCCTGTCCAGACAGGAGCTTCGATCTCCGACCATGCCTACCTTGAACCAGCGCGGGTGACACTCGAAGTCGGCATGTCGGATGCTCAGGATGCCTACGCGGTTGGATTGTGGGTTGGCGGGGCCACAAAGAGCGTATCAGCTTATCAGGTCTTGCTGGCAATGCAGTTCGCGCGCATTCCCCTGGTGATTATCACGAAGCTCCGAACCTACCAGAACATGCTGATCGTGAACAATCCATCCGAGGAGACAGTTGAAACTTACGCAGGGCTAAAGGCGCGGGTTACATTCGAAGAAATCTTCGTTGCTGACACCCAAGTGGTTGCGGACAGCGCGCGGCCGTATGACACGAATCAAACTCAGACCGGCCAGGTTCATCCGACTCCACCAACGGCAGCCCAAGTGAGCAGCAGCAAGGTTACAAGCGCGGTGGCTTCATCAATCCCGAAAGCCCAGAACGTTCTCGGCTCTGGCCAATGGTGCAGCGTGAATTGCAGCAACCTTCCAAACCTGATTGGAGGGATATAATGGAACCAGAAACCGGAATCATCTATAAGGCCACGAACAAAATAACAGGGAAAATATATATAGGGAAGACTGGACGAGAATTGCCGATTAGGATCATGGAGCACGCTTGCCATAGCAAATACGGTTCTAGGTATTACTTTCATAAGAGTATAAGGAAATACGGCATTGAGGCGTTCGTGTTTGAAGTTGTTGAATCTGGTATACCAGAAGAGGTATTGGGTAGAAAAGAAATTGAATGGATAGAGCGCCTTGATTGTGCAGCTCCTAAAGGATACAACTTGACGCTTGGAGGAGAGGGAGGAAAACCGATACCTGAAATTCTTGAAAAGATCGTTAAAGCTAATCGCGGTAAAAAAAGAAGCAAGGAGCATTGCGAGAGAATGAGCAAGATAAAAAAAGGTCAACTTGTTTCGATGGAAACCAGGAAAAAAATATCTGAGTCAAATAAGGGTCGCGTCGTTTCAGAGTTGACTAGGCGTAAGATTGGAGAGAGTCAAGCCGGACCAAAAAATCATCGCTGGGGAAAATCAAGCGGTGAAAGTCAACGGCTAGCTGCATCAGCAGCAACCAAAGCACGATGGGAAGATCCCGTAAAGCGAGCAGCCTGTATCGAGAAATTAAAGGCACACAGATTTAGCGAAGAACACAAAAAACATCTATCGGAAGCTCAACAAAGACAAGAAAACTGGTCTGAGCGATGTAAATTGGCATGGATAAGGAGAAAAATAAAATATGCCTCAAATCGTGCCAGTTAATTCCAGCCCCAACCAGACCTTCACTTGCCAACTCCAAGTGAACGGCCAACCCTTGACGCTTACTTTCAACATCACATGGTCCTCGATGGCGGGATACTGGGTTATGACGGTTTCCGATGTGAACGGAAATGTCTTGCTCGACTCGATTCCACTTATTACCGGGTGGTGGCCGGGAGCAAATCTGCTCGCTCAGCAAGAACACCTACAGATCGGTGAGGCGTTCATTATCAACAACGGAAACTCGCAGGCTGACTACCCGCTTATCAATGACCTTGGGACTGCGTGGTCGCTCTTGTGGGATTCCAATCAAAGCTACCGGGAGGCTCAAGGGATCTGATGGGCGCAACGCAAACCATCCCGAACTGGCTGCGTTCTTATGAGTTGACGGTGTACTCTCCCAAGGAAACAAAGACACTGACAAGCTCGCTCTGGGAGCCGCGCGCACTGCGCATCACCTTCGAGATTCTTCAAAGCGTGCTTCCTTCGCCGTACTGGTACGCGGACATAGACGTGTACAACCTTAATCAGCCGGACATGCAGAACCTTGTACAGAACGCAACCCGCGTCACGCTCAAGGCCGGTTACCAATCGACTCCTGGCAACCAGGAAACACAGAACAATTACGGCATCATTTGGGACGGACCCGTTCTCCAAATGATGTTCGACCGACAGAATGTGGTGGACCAGAAGTTCACGTTCCATTGCATTGCCAGCATCCCATTGCTCAACAACGCATTCGTGCAGGCGAGAAACGGTATCATGAGCACCCAGTATGACGTGCTCCAAAAGATGATTGGCGAAGTCAATTCTCAGAACAAGTCTGGTGTTCCCTTCAACGTGAACTTGGGGCCCGCTGCGCAAGCGGCAATCCAGGCGAAGCAGTATCCGCGCGGACGCGGGTTCTTTGGCCAGCTTCCAGACTTCCTCTCGCAGTTGGCTGACGATAATTTCCTTGTCCACTACCAAGATGGCGTAAATGCCAATCTCACAGAGTTGGCCGCGCCTGGATCAAAGCTTCCAGCCGCAGCAATAACCTATGCACCACCCAACCCTCCGGGATATGTTGCAGGGCAGAACGGGGGGGGGAATGTGAGTAGGACCATTATCGGAGTCCCGCGGCAGACGCAATTTGGCGTCATCATGAACGTCTTGCTTGACCCTCGCCTGGTCGTTAAGAACCCTCCCATACTGGTGCATCTTGAAAGAACGGTGATATCCCAGGCGAAGGTCCAAGTCCCAACCGTTCAAACGCCGCTGGACACACCCTTGAACTTCTTTGCCACGCAGATCCGGCACCGGGGCGACTCGCGTGGCCAAGCGTGGTACACCGAAGTTAACGGCATTCAGCCAACCTACGCCCAAGGATATTTGAAGGGTATTTTCTCTCCGGTGAGCGGAGGTGCTCAATGAGCCTTCCGCCACTCTCTCTCACTCCCGAGCAGTTGACCTACGCTGAAACGGCGCAATGGAAAATCATGCTCAAGCAGTTCGGGGTTAAGTTGCGTTGTGCATCTCCCGGAATCGTGCAGTCTTTCAACACGCAGAATCAGACCGTATCTGTTAAAGTCGCTATCACTGAGCTTGTGCAGCAGCCTGCCGGGCCGCAATGGATAGCACTTCCTGTGATCGACAACGTTCCACTCATGCTGCTGGGGGCCGGGGGATTCACAATCACGGTCCCTGTCCAAGCCGGTGACGAGGGGATGCTTATCTTTTGCGATACGTGCATTGACCTCTGGTGGAAAAACAGCGGAGTCCAGCCACCTCCCGGAGCCCCTATTATCCAGCCTCAGCACGAGCGCCGGCGTCATGACTTCTGGGACTGCGGATTTTACCCTGGAATGAAGAGCTTGCCCAACATGCTGGGCAACTATTCGACCAACTCTCTTCAAGTGCGTTCGAATGACGGAACTGTTATCATTGATGTGGCAGCGGCTGGGATTACGCTGACGGCGCCGAAGATCCAGTTCGACACCACGGGAGACACGGACGGAACGGCATCGGGGGGGAACGTCAATCTGACCGGGAAAAAGGTGACGCTCACATCTTCAGATACGGATGTGGACTTAACGGCCAACGGCAACGTGAACTTAAGCGGGACGAAGTACAGTATTTCCGGCTTGGCGAGTTATGCGAACAACGCGGCTGCATTGCTGGCAGGCTTGACGCCGGGGCAGCTCTACCGCAATGGAGACAATGTGGGGGTGGTCCATTAGTCAGATCCAGTACCTACGACTTGACGCGACGAATGACCCGATCCTGCAACCGCAGTCTTCGCTGGTGGACATCTACGCGGTCACTCAGGCCATCTACACGAGGCTGCTATTGTTTAAGGGCGAGTGGTGGGAGTCGCTTCAGTTGGGAACGCCAATGTTCCAGTCGATCCTTGGGTCTCCAGGAACCGCGCGCAACCAGCAGGTCATGGCCGGGCTCTTGAACAACGTCGTGCAGGGGACACCCTTTGTGAGTTCCGTACAGGATGGAACCGTTCGTTATGATGGCAAAACGAGGAGGTTCACCTACAGCGCCACGGCGAATACCGCTTTCGGCCCGGTAGCGATAAGCACCAACCTTGGGTCCTCTGCGTCGATTGGAGGTAACTCCTAATGGCATATTTTGCTCCGTATGTAGACGCATCAGGTCTTCACATCTGCGGCTACCCGGATATTATTCAAGACAACGTTGCGGACTTCAAGCAGATCTATGGTAGCTCACAATATTGCAACCCCGATAGCGCCATTTATCAGTTGCTCTCTATTGTAAGCCTAAAGCAGTATGACACCTTTCAGGCAATTCAACTAGCGTACAACCAATCCTCTCCTCTCACGGCCGTTGGAGCGGGTATGGATCGTGTCGTCAAGATAAACGGCCTGGCTCGCCTTCCGTACACGTTCTCCACCGCTCCCGTTGTAATCACAGGCACGGTCGGCACGGTCATTGCCAACGGTTTCGTGCAGGATACCTCTGGAAACCAGTGGGCACTTCCCACAACCGTTACCATATCAACGGGAGGTTCGATTACGGTTACGGTTACGTGTACGACCCCTGGCGCCATCGTGGCGGAGCCGGGGACGATCACGACGATTGCCACGCCAATTGGTGGCTGGACCGGGGCCACCAACCCAAGCGTATCTATTCCCGGAAGCCCAGTCGAAACCGACTCCCAGCTTAGGGCCCGCCAAGCGATATCGGTTGCGCTCCCATCGAGCACCCGGCTCGCCGGAACCATTGCTGACGTGCTGGCTGTTCCTGGGGTGGTAAACCTGGCAA